ACCAGCTAACCACATTGGTACCGGTGCACAAGATATTAAAGGATTCGATCCAGTATTGATTTCTTTAGTACGAAGAGCAATGCCTAATCTTATTGCTTATGATATCGCTGGTGTTCAGCCAATGTCAGGTCCAACTGGTCTTATCTTCGCGATGAAATCACGTTACACTGCACAAGACGGTACTGAAGCACTATTTAACGAAGCTAATACTGCTTTCTCAGGTGACACAACTGTTACTCAAGAAGCTGGACCTTCTGGTCTAGAATCTGCTGTTGATGACGGCGATAACAACTTAGGAACTGGCGAAACTTCTGGTGAAATCGTTTCTGATGTAGCTGGTGGTCTTTCTACTACTGCCGCAGAAACACTAGGTAGTGGCGATAGTGGTGATCCTGCTTTCGGTGAAATGGCTTTCTCAATCGATAAAGCTACTGTAACTGCTAAGTCAAGGGCCCTTAAAGCTGAATACACTATGGAACTTGCTCAAGATCTTAAAGCAGTCCATGGTTTAGACGCTGAAGGCGAGCTTGCTAACATTCTTTCTTCTGAAATCCTTGCGGAAATCAACAGGGAAGTTGTTAGAACTGTAAACCGAAAAGCTACTTTAGGTGCTGCTCTAGCATCTGTTGCTGTTAAAGGTATCTTCAATATGAACACTGATTCAGACGGAAGATGGTTGGCAGAAAGAGCTAAAGGTCTTATCATGCAGATCGAACGAGAAGCTAACGTAATTGCTAAAGCTACACGAAGAGGAAAGGGTAACTATATTATCTGTTCTTCTGATGTTGCTTCTGTACTTGCTGCTTCTGGAATGCTTGATTACAGCCCCGCTATGAGCACTGCTCTTAACGTTGATGATACTGGTAATACTTTTGCTGGTGTTCTTAATGGTAAGTTCAAAGTGTATGTAGATCCATATGCAGCTGGAACTAACCCTGACTACGTAACTGTAGGATACAGAGGAAGCACTCCATACGATGCAGGTCTTTTCTATTGCCCATATGTTCCTTTAACTATGGTTAAAGCAATTGGTGAGAATGACTTCCAGCCAAGAATCGGTTTCAAAACTAGATATGGTATGGTTGCTAACCCATTCGTAGCTACAGACGGTACTACTGGTACTGATCGAGCCAACCCTTACTTTAGAATCTTTAGAGTAGATGGTATCATGGTATAAGTTATAATTTTATAACTTTCTTAAAGGGATCCTTCGGGGTCCCTTTTTTTATCATATAAATAATATTGATGTACACATCTTAGCTTTACTATAGGTATAAATAGATATATGACTACGACAAATAAAAACTTTTTAAGCCCCACTGGGTTTCAATTTAAAATCGATTCAACACAATATTCTAATGTTGAATATTTTTGCACTGCAGTAACTCTTCCAGATTTATCTTTAGGAGAATCAACTTCACCATATAAAGGATCAAACCTAGCTTTTACTGGCGACAGAATTGCTTTTGGTGATTTATCAATAAGATTTAACGTAACAGAAAATATGGAAAATTATGTTGAAATGTTTAATTGGATGCATAATATTATTGAGCAAGGAGAATCTTTTAAATCAGATGCTACATTAGCAATACTTAGTAGTCATAACAACGTTACAAAAGAAATAACCTTTAGAGATTGTTTTCCAATAAGCTTATCAGCTGTAGAGTTTTCTACTCAGCAAACCGATGTTGAGTACCTACAAGCAGACGTGACACTAAAATATACATACTTTGATATAAAATAAATATACATTACAATATACATTGTAATATATAAAATGGAAATATTATGAACAACTTAGAAACGATACTTTCAATGTGGAAGAAAGATTCTGTCATTGACGAACTTCAATTAGATCAATCAGCTAGAGATTCTGCTAAATTACATTCTAAATATTTAGAACTATACTCTGTAAATAAACTTAGACTTAAGAAATTAGATCTTGAATTTAAAGTGTTACTTAGAGATAAATTTATGCATTATAATGGAAAGCTTACTCAAGCTGAAATGGATTCAAAAGGCTGGGATTATGATCCATTAAATGGCCTTACTGTATTGAAAGGCGATATGGATAAATGGTATGATTCAGATCCTTTAATTCAAGAGCATCAAGCTAAAATGCATTATACTCAAGAACTTATCGATACATTGAAAGAAATTCTCGAAAACATAAAATGGCGACATCAAAACATAAAAAATATTATTGAATGGAATAAATTTACTAGTGGGATGTAATGGAAAAAATTGTTGTTAAAAAGAAAAACGAAGTTTTTCTAGGATTAGCTACAGAACCGAGCATAGAGATGGAATTGACAGAGCACTTTTGTTTCTACGTTCCTGGCTATAAATTTATGCCAGCCTATAAAAATAGGATGTGGGATGGCAAAATACGCCTGTTTGATCTCAGAAAAAAGGTAATATATGGCGGTTTATTCAAATATTTGAAAGAATTTGCTGATGCTAGAGGCTATGAGTTAGTTATCGAAGATAATTCTGCCTTTGGAAGGCCTGACACTGAAGAATTACACGATATTGATAGCTTTCTTAAGACACTTGTGCTGAGCGTGAATGGAGATGATATATCCCCTAGGTCATACCAACTTGATGCACTCTCGTGCACGTTATCGAATAAAAAAACTTTATTATTAAGTCCTACTGCATCGGGAAAGAGCTTAATCATATATATGGCTATTAGATATTACTTAGATATGTATGATAAAAATGTCTTAATAATAGTACCAACAACATCGTTAGTTGAGCAAATGTATTCTGATTTTGCTGATTATTCTAAGAAAGATGAGTGGAGTAGCGAAAAAAATTGCCATAGAATTTATTCTGGTAGAGAAAAATATAATATAAAAGAAAGAGTAATTATAACTACATGGCAGTCTATTTACAAGCTACAGACACCTTGGTTTAAAAATTTTGGTATGGTGATTGGTGATGAAGCACATAATTTTAAAGCTAAGTCTCTTACATCTATATTAGAAAAATGCATTAATGCTGAATATAGAATTGGAACAACTGGAACTTTAGATGGAACACAAACACATCAATTAGTGTTAGAAGGATTGTTTGGCCCAGTATTTAAAGTAACGACTACTAAGAAACTAATACAAGAAAATTCTTTATCTCAGTTAGATATTTTTGTATTATTATTAAAATACGATGAAGAATATTGTAGACTAGTGTCTAAAATGAAATACCAAGAAGAAATAGATTTTATTGTTAAGTATGACTCTAGAAATAATTTTATATCAAATCTAGCTATGGATCAAGATGGTAATACACTTATACTATTTCAATTTGTAGAAAAGCATGGTAAACCATTACATGATATGTTACAGAAAAAATTTGATGAATTACCTAGAGATACAAGGAGATTATTTTATGTATCAGGAGAAACCGATGTGGATACGAGGGAGGAAATACGAGCAATTACAGAAAAAGAAAATGACGCGATTATTGTTGCAAGTATGGGCACTTTTTCTACAGGGATTAATATTAAGCGTTTACATAACATCATCTTTGCTTCACCAAGTAAGTCTCAAATTAGGGTTTTGCAAAGTATCGGCCGAGGATTAAGAAAATCTGAAGACGGTATAAATACTAAAGTATACGATATTGCTGATGATTTACATTGGAAAAGTAAGAAAAATTATACTTTGACACATGCTGCTGAAAGAATACGTATTTACAGTAAAGAAAAATTCGACTATAAAGTACATGATATAAGGATATAAATATATAAATGGAATCTATAAACGAAGTAGACATTAGACATTTTAAGCTTACTAGCGGCGAAGATATTATATGTTATGTTCAAAGTACAAGCGAACATTTTTATATTGTTGAACGACCTGCGGTCGTAATATTATCTCCGACGGGCGTATGGTCTTACGGAGATTGGTTTCCATTTTCAGATAGTAAAGTTTTTAAAATTATGAAGAGATTCGTTATAAATCATGTTCCAGTGGTATTAGAAACTAAAGAATCTTATATTAAATATTCACTTCAAGGTGATAAAAAGCATAGTATGTTTGATAATAAAGAGGAAGATCCCGCTTTTATAGAAGACCCGTATAGTTTATTTGATGGTGACTTAGAGAGTGATATTAAGCCTAAGACGATACATTAGTATACCCCTAACCTCCCCGGTAGTATCTATATTATACCATACTTTTCAACAAATGTACACAGTTAAATGCAAAAAAATTAAAAAAAATAAATGTTTACTTTTACAGTAAACTGTGATATAATAGATATATTATTCTAGGAGAAATAGATGACTGAAAAAATTAAACCAAAGGCAAAACCGCACTACGTGAACAACAAAGAGTTTTCTCTTGCTGTTGTTGATTATGTTAAGGAAGCTAATTTAGCTAAAAGTAGCGATACTCAAGTACCTAAAGTGACAAATTATATTGCAACTTGTTTTATGAAAATATCTGAAGGCCTGTCTCGCAGACCGAACTTTGTTCGGTATACTTATAGAGAAGAAATGGTTATGGATGGTGTTGAAAACTGTCTAAGAGCTATTAATAATTATAAGATAGAAACAGCAACTCGTACTGGTAATCCTAATGCATTCTCATATTTTACTCAAATCTGTTACTTTGCCTTTATTCGCAGAATAACAAAAGAGAAAAAACAACAAGACATTAAGTTTAAATTCATTGAAAAAATGGGCATTGAAGATTTTGCTGCTATGGGTATGGACGATGCTGGTGCACAACAAACAATGGCATATGTAGATACTTTAAGAAGTAGAATAGATCAGATTAGAACTAAAGATGAAAAGATAAAAGAGTTTGCAAAGATTGAGAAAGAAAAAGAAAAATTAGAATTGTTTATGGTATAATTTATGAAAGTTGCTATTTTGAATGACACTCATTGCGGTGTTAGAAACTCTTCTGATATATTTTTAAATTATCAAGAAAGATTTTATAAAGAAATATTTTTTCCATATCTCAAAGAAAATAATATAAATAATATATTACATCTAGGAGATTACTATGAGCACCGGAAGTTTGTCAACTTCAAGGCCCTCAACACGAACCGTAAGCATTTTCTTGAGCCTATGCGTGATCTGGGGATCACAATGGACATTATACCAGGGAACCACGACGTATATTTCAAGAATACGAACGAACTCTGTTCACTTAAGGAACTACTCGGTTACTTCACCTCTAACGTTAATATAATAATGAAGCCAACAGTACTCGATTATGACGGGTGCAAAGTTGGTGTTATACCTTGGATCAATAATTCAAACTACGAAGAATATACTAAATGGGCTATGAACTGCAAAGCTTCAATCCTCGGTGCACACCTAGAATTAAAAGGATTTGAGCTAATGGCTGGAGTAACAAATCCTCACGGTATGAATGCAGACATATTTTCTAGATTTGAAAATGTTTTAACTGGTCATTTTCATACTAAATCATGTCAAGGTAACGTTAACTATTTAGGTTCTCAATTTGAGTTTACGTGGTCAGATGTAGATGATCCAAAATATTTTCATGTATTAGATACTGAAACAAGAGAAGTTATTCCGGTTCGTAATCCAATTACAATATTCAAAAAAATAATTTATGACGATACGAAAACAGATTACAATAAAATAGATGTTTCTGAATATGAGCATAAATTTATCAAATTGATAGTATTAAGTAAAAACGATTTATATATGTTTGATAGATTTGTTGATAAATTACAAAGTATCGAAACGTATGAACTTAAAATTGCAGAAAGTTTTGAAGAATATTTAGGTGAAAGCGTTGAAGACGATAAAGTATCTCTTGAAGATACAACTGAATTATTAGATACTTATGTAGATGCTGTTGAAACAGATCTAGATAAAGATCACTTAAAAGTAGAATTAAGAAAACTTTATACTGAAGCACAAAACCTCGAGGTAGTATGATTTATTTTAAAAATGTAAGTTGGAGGAATTTTCTTTCAACTGGAAATGATACAATAACAGTAGAATTGAATAGAACACCATCAACACTTATAGTTGGATCGAATGGATCTGGAAAATCAACATTATTAGATGCTTTATCATTTGGTCTATTTGGTAAATCACATAGAGATATTAAGAAAGATCAGTTAATTAATAGTATTAATAAAAAGGGTACATTGGTTGAAGTTAATTTTGATGTAGGGAATACTGAATTTAAGATTATTCGTGGTATAAAACCAGGTAAGTTTGAAATATATCAAAATGGTAATATGATAAATCAAGCTTCTAATGCAAGAGATTATCAAAAATTTTTAGAACAAAACATTTTAAAACTTAATCATAAGTCATTTCATCAAGTAGTAGTATTAGGAAGTAGTTCGTTTATTCCATTTATGCAATTACCAGCTTGGTCTCGTAGAGCAGTTATTGAAGACTTACTAGATATTAATATTTTTTCTAAAATGAATACTCTTTTGAAAGAACGTAATTCAAAAATAAAAGAAGAGTTATCTGAAATCAACCATTCACTAGAGTTATATAAAACCAGAATGGATACACTAGCAAAATACATTAAAGATCTGCAAGCTATAAATAAAGATATGATTGCATCTAAAGAAAATTCAGTAGAAGCATACGAAGATGATGTCAAAAAATTAGTTAATGAATCCGCAGACTTAGGTAAAAATTTGGATGCACTTACAGAAATTGAAAGTAAAAAACATGAAGAATTATCTCAAAAAGTTTCTGATATTAAATCAGAAGATAAAGTTTATAAATCTAAAATTAAAGATCTTGTAAGTGAAGCTAAGTTTTTTGAAGAAAATGAACAATGTCCTACATGTGATCAAAACATTGATATATCTATCAAGGAAAGTAAACTTGCTAATATTAAGGAAACTGCAGCTAAAATACAAAGAGGAATGAAAGAATTATCTGAAGACAATGATATATGTACTGCTCAATTAGAAGAATGTCAAAATAATACAAAAGAGCTTTTGGCAAGACAAAGACACATTAATTCTAATAATGATAAAATTAGTCTTATACAAAAAGAGATAGAAAAAATACAAAAAGAAATTAGTACATTATTACAATCTTCTGGTGATATCAAAGCTGCTAAATCAGAATTGAATACAATAAGAGATTCTAAAGATAGTATTACTGAAAAGAAATTAGAGTATGTCGAAGAAAGAACATACAATGAAGTTATTGGAGAAATGCTGAAAGATACTGGAATTAAGACAAAAGTAATTAAGCAATATTTACCAGTTATGAATAGACTTATCAATCAATATTTACAAGTTTTAGATTTCTTTGTAGCATTTCATTTAGATGAAAACTTCAATGAAACTATTAGATCACGCCATCGCGATGCATTTAATTATTCATCTTTTAGTGAAGGAGAAAAGCAAAGAATTGACTTATCATTATTGTTCACTTGGAGACAAATAGCTAAGATGAAAAATTCAGCAGCTACTAATTTGTTAATATTAGATGAAACTTTTGATTCTTCTCTCGATCATGATGGTATAGATAATCTAACTAAAATATTAAATACTTTGGAAGATGGAACTAATGTGTTTATTATATCTCACAAAGGTGACATACTTGAAAATAAGTTTAGATCTAAAATCGAATTTGTAAAGGATAGAAATTTTTCAAAAATTAAAGCAGCTTAGAGGTATGCATTATGTATATTGGTTTTAAAGATGTGTTTGTCGAAAAACTTAGAAAACAAAAAGAAGCTATTAAAAATGAATTAGAACGTCCTTCAAGCGAACGCCGAAAAGATTGGCTTAGAAGACAATTAAAAGAAACTAAAAGCCTTAAAAAAATAGTAGAACAATTGGATGATGGCACACAAAAATGTCCTCATTGCGGAGAGCTCTTATAACATTTAGTTATATGCTTATAACAAAATAATCTAAAATATATGCACTTTTTTCATTTATTTTCACAAAAAGGGTTTACTTTGCCCTTGAACTATGGTATAATATACATATATTGAAAAGGAGTTGTTATGTATCATAATTCAAGTTTACCAAAATTACTAGCCAAAGAAAACATTTCTATTAGACATGGTAATTATTCAACACCATGGTTTGATATTAAAAACAGAGTCTTAGGTCTTCCTATGTGGAAAGACATGGGTAAAGATATTTATGATCTTTTTGTTGGCCACGAAGTTGGTCATGCACTGGAAACTCCTTATGAGGGTTGGCATGATAGCCCAGAAAAATTACAAGGTTGCCCACGATCATATATCAATGTTATTGAAGATGCTAGAATAGAAAGAAAAATAAAATCAAGATATCCCGGCCTTGTTGGTCCTTTTGCTAGAGCATATTCAAAACTTTTTGATGACAACTTTTTTGGTACAGATACTCTTGACATGGATAGTTTAAAAGCAATTGATAAAATTAATCTTCAAGCTAAAGTTGGTGCTTATATAAATGTAGAATTTAATGATGAAGAGCAAGTGTTCATGGACAGAGCTATGAATACTGATGATTTTCAAGAGGTTTTAGAGTTAGTAAAAGATGTAGTAGCATATGATAAAGCTAACGAAAAAGATCAACCAGAAGATTATAATCATCAAGACAATGAAGAAAACGAAGGAGAGAGTTCTAGCTCAAACGATGATTTAGAAGAATCAAGCGAAGAAGAAGAAAATGCTCCTTCTCAATCTTCTAGTGAAGAAGAAAATAAACAATCTCCATACTCTAAACAATCTGCAAAGTCTTCAGGTGGAGATGGTGTTTGTGAATCTCTTACTGACAATGCTTTTAGAGCAAAGGAAGATTCTTTACTTGATACTGATGACATAGGCTTACAAAAAATTGCATTCGAAGATATCAATAAGCTAGTAAGAGAAAAAATTATTATTAGTTATGATCAACTTAAAAAAGAAAGAGAAAAAAGTCTAGAACTTTGTGGTGATTACTCTAAAGCTGACGTTGAAAAGGTATTAATTGAATATCCATCTTATATAAAAGAAGTAAAAAGAAGTGTAGGAATCGCAGTAAAAGAATTCGAAATGAAAAAAGCAGCTACACAATGGGCTAAAGCAACTACAGCAAAAACTGGTGTAATTGATGTAAATAAATTATTTTCATACAAAACTAATGAAGATATATTTAAGCAAACAACACGACTTCATGATGCTAAAAGTCATGGAATGATTATGTTGATAGATTACTCTGGATCTATGTATGACTCGCTTCCAAAAGTTTTAGAGCAATTAATTCACTTAGTATTATTTTGTAAGCAAGTACAAATTCCTTTCGATGTATACGCTTTTACTACAACTAATCAACAACTTGATTGGTCTGATTTGCGTGCATCGGGACAATTAGTTGATGGTGATATGGATTTAGATAATATAGCTATGCCCTTATTGATTTCTTCAAAATTAAAGAAAAGTGATTTTGAAAATGCTATCAAATCTCTATATGTTAGAGCAAAAACTGAACCTTATACTTCAAGAAATATTTGTGCTCCATCAGAAGATTTTGGTTCAACTCCTTTAAATCAAGCTTTGATTGTAGCTCATCATTTAATTAAAGAATTTAAAATTAAAAACCAAGTTGAAGTTATGAATTTAGTAACCTTTACTGATGGAGAAGCTAATCAGATTCATGTATATCAAGATCAAAGTTTATCTGATAAAAAAATGGGTACATCATCTAGATGGAAAGGTCTTACTATTCGAGTTGACGGAAAAGTTATTTCTGTGGATAGTAGAGATGTAACAAAATCTTTACTAGATAATATTAGAAAAAGATATTTTACAAATACAATTGGTTTCTTTATGGCTGACTGTAATCGTGATTTTAAAGATAAAATAGATGATATAACTAACTTCAAAGGTAACAGAGAAGCTCATAAAGAATATAGAAAAAATAAATGTGTAGTGTATAAAAATGTTATTGGATATGATGAATTTTATTTAGTTAAAGGTGGTACAAACCTTGATACTCAAAACGATGAGTTTGAGGTAACTTCTGATCAAACAAAAGGTCAAATGGCCAATGCATTTAAGAAATACTCTAAAAGTAAAAAGCAAAATAAAGTACTTATGACTAAGTTTGGGAGGGCTGTGGCATAAGTGAAAATAAATGAAAATAAATGAAAATAAATGTTTACATTCTCTATAAACTGTGATATAATATACATATTAATTGATAAGGAACTACATTATGAAAGACTTGAAAATTTCAACAACAAACATCTTAAACGAACTGGCTAAAAACTTTCCAGATCAAACTTCGTTTCGTAAAAACGTAATTGAATCTACTGGTAAAGCTATGGGCTTTACTGGTAAAGACTGGAAAGATCTTATGACTCCTGATAATAGAGTTAAAATTGGAACCTATGATCTTAGCTCAATGCTGCAGCCAGTTGAAACTAATAATTCAGTTATTAGTATTTCTCCTGTTGCGAAAATGCAATCAATTGTAAACGAAGAAAAAACTTTCGCAAAAGCAGATCCTACGTTTGTACCTTGGGGAGCTTTTAACGATGTTGTAAAAATTGTTAAGTCTGAAATGTTTTATCCTGTGTATGTATCTGGATTATCAGGTAACGGCAAAACATTCATGATAGAACAAGCTTGTTCTAAACTTAACAGAGAATTTATTAGGGTTCAAATTAACCCAGAAACAGACGAGGATGATTTACTTGGTGGATTTAGACTTATTAACGGAGAAACTGTTTTCTCTAAAGGACCAGTTCTTAAAGCTATGGAAAATGGTGCTATCTTATTGCTCGACGAAATTGATCGTGCTACAAATAAAATTATGTGTCTTCAAGGTATACTTGAAGGTAAACCTGTTTTGGTTAAAAAAACAGGTGAAACAATATCTCCTGCAGCTGGCTTCAATGTTATAGCCACAGCTAACACTAAAGGTAAAGGATCTGAAGATGGCAGGTTCACTGCAGCTTCGATTATTGATGAAGCTTTCTTAGAAAGGTTTACTGTTGCAATAGATCAAAAGTTTCCATCACCTTCTATTGAAACCAAAATTCTTAATAATCATATGGACAAGTTTGGAGCAAATGATACAGATTTCGTTGAAAAGCTTGTTACATGGGCTGATATTATTAGAAAAACTTTTTATGATGAGGGTGTTGATGAAGTTATTTCAACACGTAGACTTTGTCATATTGCTCAAACATACTCAATTTTTGGCAATCGATCTAAATCAATTGATCTGTGTATTGCAAGGTTTGATGAAGACACCAAAGAAGCTTTCCTTGATTTATACAGCAAGGTAGATGCTGGAGTTGAGTTTACTAGTGAAGAAAATAATGAAGAAGTTTAATTATAAATTTAACGAAGGAGCTCTTATTAAAGAGCTTCAAACGTATATAGATTCTACATACGGAGCACACTATGGTCAAGGAGGACTTCAATCATCTGAAGTTATTGTTGATCGAGGACATGGCCTAGGATTTTTCTTAGGTAATGTTGATAAGTATAATGCTAGGTATGGTAAGAAAGGTGGTCCTGAAGATCACAGAAAAGATCTAATGAAGGTACTACACTATGCTTTATTAGCATTATATGAACATGATAGAATTAACCAGGGAAATAAATAATGAAAGTATCAAGTGAAACTATAAACATCCTGAAAAACTTTTCAGGTATTAATTCAAACCTAGTCTTTAAACCCGGTAAAGAGTTAAAGACAATATCAGAGGCTAAAACAATTATGGCAACTGCATCAATATTGGAAGATTTTCCAGTACAATTTGGTGTATATGATCTTAATGAATTTTTGTCTTTATATAATCTTATGGATAATCCAGATATTGATTTCAGTGAAAAATATCTCACTATGTCTGATGGATCTCAAAAGATTAAATATTACTATTCTGAAATTGATATTCTTACACAACCAAGTAAAGATATTAATATGCCAAAATGCGAAGTTGTTTTAAATTTATCAGCTACAAATCTAGATAAGATTCGAAAAGCAGCAGCTGTTCTTGGTCATTCAGAATTAGCTTTTAGTTGTAATAGTGGTGAGTCACCGCGCGATAGTGGTGAAGTGGTTGCTTCAGTATTTAATGAAAAAGATGCTACAGCAAATACATTTGATATCAACCTTGGTACAACATCAACAGAAACTTTTAATTATGTCTTTAGTATTTCAAATCTAAAAATGCTACAAGGCGATTATAAGTTATCGATTTCGTCAAAGCTTATTTCTAATTGGAGAAATGCAGATAATCCATTGGATTATTTTATCGCTTTAGAGAAATCGTCAAGTTTCGGTGTATAAATAATTATGCACAGAAAAAATTCTCATAACATTATGAGGATAATAAGAAAAGATGCCGGATTGGCCGGGTCTTTCATAATTAGTCTACTTTGCAAAGGAGAAGAAAATGACTGAAGAAGCAACAGCACCAGAAGGTGCAACGGAGCAACAAGCTCCAAACTTGTCCCTACAGGACATCGCAACTTTTGTACAGATTATTGATATCTGTTCTAAAAGAGGTGGGTTTGAAGGGCCAGAAATGGAAGCCATCGGCGGATTGCGAAACAAGACAGTAGCATTTTTAAATGCTGCTTCTGAAAAGCAAGGCCAGGAAGCACCGGAAGGTATGGTTCCAGCAGGCGATGATTTGCCTGAAACGGTTGAAGCTGAGTAAGCTTAGACTATTAGCTTATTGCGGAGGTAGCTCCTCCGCGTTTTTTAATTTTATTATGAAGGATGTGTATTATGGATCGCAACGAATGTTCACGTTTAATTGAAGCTCTTCTAAAAGGTAGTGTTACTGTTACCTTTCAAAAAATCGACTCAGATGAAATACGAGTCATGCCTTGTACTCTCAACCCAGCTGTTTTAAAAGCTAACGGTGTTGGCGGTATTGTTGAAAATGTTAGTCCAGATACTGCACATATTGCAGCTTGGTCTTTAGATAAAGATGCTTGGAGATCTTTTCGAGTTTCAACGATTCTTGGTTGGGAGGTACTTTAGTGAATGAATTTCTATGGGTTGAAAAGTATCGACCACAAAAAATTCAAGATTGTATTTTACCAAAACCAATAAAATCAACCTTTGAAGATATTGTTAGAGGAGGTGACCTACACAATATGCTTCTTGCCGGCACAGCCGGCCTTGGTAAAACTACAGTTGCGAAAGCTTTGTGTAATGAACTTGGTTTAGATTTTCTATTGATCAATGGCTCAGAAGAATCGGGCATTGATACACTACGTAACAAAATTAAGCAGTTTGCATCTTCTGTCTCTCTTCAAGGTGGCTATAAAGTAGTCATCTTGGATGAGGCAGATTATCTTAACGCCCAATCTACGCAACCAGCTTTACGCGGGTTTATTGAAGAATTTTCAAATAATTGTAGATTTATTTTAACATGTAATTTTAAAAATCGTATTATTGATCCACTGCATTCTCGTTGTACAACAATTGAGTTTAATGTTTCTAAAAAAGATGCAGCTCCATTATGTGGCCAATTTCTAAAACGCTGTACTAACATCCTAACAGATGAAGGTATAACATATGATGAGAAGGTTGTTGCTGAGCTTATTATGAAACATATGCCAGATTGGCGTAAAGTTCTTAATGAACTACAGCGATATGGTGCAAGTGGAACAATCGATACCGGAATACTGGTTGCTCTATCTGATGTATCAATGCATGATTTAATGGAACATCTCAAATTAAAGAATTTTAAATTAATGCGTCAGTGGGTAGCTGATAATATTAGTACAGAACCAGCAGCAATTTATCGTAAAATTTATGATAATATGAATGAATATATTGATCCATCAAGTATACCACAATTGGTCTTAATCTTGGCTGATTATCAATATAAAAATTCTTTTGTTGCTGATCACGAGTTAAACACCGTTGCGTGTTTAACAGAAGTCATGGCGGGAGTAAAAATCAAATGATAAAAACATTTCTATTTTGGGTTGTTGATTGTTGGAGAGTTGTAATGGACAACAGATTCAATCCTTTACGTTACATAACAGATAAGCCTTTCCAAGCATATCTCACATTAGTTTTATTTGTGATGTGGTCAGCTTTCTTTGGCCTAGTCGCTATTTATTGGCTTGGTTGGATTGGTTATAATATTGGAACTTCTATAATAGTTCATATGGCAATTATTGTTCCAATTATATTTACTAATTTAACGTTTCAACATGCAGAAAAAACTAAAGCTAAGTGGTACACAGACTTTAGGTATAAGCAGTGGATTAAGAATATACCTTTGAAAAAAAAGAAGATAGTATGGGATCTCGATAAGGAAGCATAGTGGCTAATCCGTTTGAATATTTAAACTCAATTAATACAACCAAAAAAGATATTATGGTTGACGATATAGCAGAAAAATCTTATATACCATTTATGGTCAATAGAGGATTATCTTATTTTCCTGATACTATTTTATATGCTAATGAAATGAATTTAAATCATCATATAGATCACCGTCTTCAATTCGATTTTTTTATAAATATAATTAAGAAAAAGAAAAGGTTTTCTAAATGGGCCAAGGCTATTGATATAGAAAACTTACAACTAATAAAAGAATATTATGGGTATAGCAATGAAAAAGCTAAATCTGTATTGTCATTGTTAAATAATGAACAAATCGAAGAATTGAAAATAAGGATTTACAAAGGTGGAAAATACAAATAACGTAGAAGTAAAATGGTCTCCAGCGTCAATGCTAGAGATTACATTGAATGAACCGGATGATTTTCTTAAAATAAGAGAAACACTAACACGAATTGGTGTTGCATCTAGAAAAGATCAAAAATTATATCAATCATGTCACATATTGCACAAACAAGGAAGATACTTTATTGTGCATTTCAAAGAATTATTTCTATTAGATGGAAAGCCTTCTAATCTATTATTGAACGATATTCAACGAAGAAATACAATTGCTACACTTTTGGCTGATTGGGGATTAGTCACATTCGTTACAGCTGATCAAGCTAAAGATATTGCTCCATTAAGACAAATAAAAGTTATTCCTTATAAAGAAAAAAGTGAATGGCAGCTATGCCCAAAATATAATATTGGAAATAGTAATAAAGAATGATAGAAAAGATACACAAATTTTTAAAACAAAATAGAATCCAAAACGTTTGGAGATTATTTTTACAATAATTTATTTAAACTGGCAACTAAGCTTGTATAAATAAATGTGGATGCCGAATTGTTCGGGTCCATATATTAACCTTGCTATATATAGGAGGAAACTAAAATGGTAAGAAATACTATGAACGTACCGCGTTCTTTGTTTATTGGATTCGATCCAATACTAAATGAACTTGAAAGAATCCACACAGCTGGAAGAGCTCAAGATAATTATCCACCACATAACGTTGTAAAGGTCGATGCTGAAAATTTTAACATCGAGCTCGCGGTTGCTGGATTTGCAGAAGAAGATATATCTGTCGAAGTCAAGGATGGCATTCTTTTAGTAAAAGGCGAAAAATCCCAAAACGATAATCGTGAATACGCACACAAAGGTATCTCGTCCCGCAAATTTGAGAAGTCCTTCCGACTCTCTGA